ACGGTCAAGCCACCGCCTGTCCTGCCACCGTCCAGCGTGGTGGTGCCGTCCAGGGCGCCGGTCAATGTTCCGATCACCGGCAGGTCGGCGTCGAACGTGATCGTCAACGTGCCGATATAAAGCGGGAGCGGTCATGAGCGAGCCATCCGAAACTGCCGTCACCACCTCTGAGCTTGCGGCGGCGGCCGGCAAGGTACCGTCGGTGGACAACGACGCGGTCGATCAACTGCGTGATCAGTGCAAGAACTTCATTGGCCGGATGCCCGGTGATCCCAAGAGCCATCAGATCGGACAGGCGCGGACCAAGCTGGCGGAAATGCATTTCTGGCTCAAGGCGCACATGCAAGCCACGGGCAGGGTCTGATGTCCGGCAGCGCGGCCAACGATTCCAGTACCGGCGGCTATGTCCTCGATAGGCCGCTTCCGGGGCCGCCCAGTGGCGAGCAGATCACGGCGGTGGTGCAGAATATGGTGGCGCAGTTGTCCGGCCTCCCGGGCGTCCTGGTGCGCCCCAGGTGGCAGCCGTTTCCACCCACCCAGCCGGCCGCGAATGTGACCTGGGCCGCCGTGGGCATCATCAAGACGGAGACGGACGAATACCCCTACATCGCCCATGACGGCACCACCCAGCTTGCCGGAGCGCCGGGTCCTGGGGCGGACCGCATGCAGCGCCACGCCACCGTCACCATCATGGCCAGCTTCTACGGGCCGGACGCGGAAGACGCGGCGGGCTCGGTGCGGGATGCGCTCTACATCCAGCAGAACATGGAGCCGCTGGCGGTGATCGGCGCCAAGATACTGTCGGTGCATGACATCCAGCGGGCGCCGGAAATCATCAATCAGCAGTTCATTGACCGGGTGGACGTGAGCATTGAACTGCGTCAGCAGATCGACCGCGTGTATCCGATCCTGGATATCGCCAGCGCGGTGGCGCAAGTGAACACCGATCAGGGCAGCACCTTGGTCACGGTGGTGCCGGGGGTGCCGCCGACCCAAACTCGCTGACCACCGTTGCCCGCCAGCGGCGGCGGCTGAATTCCGCCCGCAGTTCGTCCCGGGTGAGACCGATCGCCCAATGCAGGATCGGCGCGGCCTCGGTGCACCGCTCGTGTTCGTTCAGCACCAGTCCCGCCACGAAGTGCGGGGCAACCACTCTCACCAGCATCTGAGCCTCGCGCGCCGCATTCTCTGATATTCTCTGTCCCGCGCTCGCACAGCGTCAATATTGGCAGCCCGCCATTTCGCCATGCGTTTCTTACCCAGTTCCCGTGCCCGCTCTGGATTGGTTGCCATCCACTTGGCGTTGTAAATCCTACCCAACTCGGCGCAGCGAAGTGGATTGGCTCTGCGCCATCGGTAGTAACCGATCTTCTTGCACTCAACGCATTTCCAATCAGACACACACCGCTCTGCGATGTGACCGTGGATGCAAGCCTTGCCTGTGAAATAGCGTTTTTGCCCGCGCGCGACGGCTTCGGTCCGGGCGGCGCTTTTCTTCCCTGCCATGTCGCACCTTCTAGGAGAAAACAAATGCCGGGGCTTAGTGTATCTGATGTCGTCAATGTCCAGGTGAATATGTCGCCACTGGCGGTGCCGCTGCGCAACTTCGGGGCGCAGTTGTTCGCTGGCGCCTCTCCGGTGATCGACGTGAAGGAGCGGCTTCGGGAATATACCACGCTCAATGACGTGGTGGACGATTTCGGCAGCGCCGCGCCGGAATATCTGGCGGCCGATCTGTTTTTCTCACAGAGCCCCCAGCCGTCGATCCTCTACCTGGGCCGGTTCGCGCAGACCGCGACCCAGGCGGTGCTGCACGGCAAGATTTTCAGCACCGGGCAGCAAGTGACGCTGATGCAGCAATTGCTGGGGGTCACCAACGGCTCGATGCAGATCACCGTTGACGGCACGGTGCGGACCGCATCCGCCACGGCTGCCTACCTCAATGGCGGGGTGTTCAGTTCGGCCAATCAGTCCACGCTGCTGACCACGCTGAAGGGGATCACGGGCGGGGCGTTTTACATCTCGCTCGATTCCACCTTGCGGCAGGTCAACCGCACCGCTGGCCTGATCAACGGCGGCGCCACCACGACCGGTAATCAGCCCGCCCTGCTCACCAGCTTGCAGGCCATCACGGCCGGCGGCTTTGCGATGACCATCGATGGCACGGTGCGGCAGGTTGGCCCGATCAACTTCAGCGGGGCTGCCAGCCTCACCGGCTGCGCCACCCTGATCGATACCGCGCTGGGCACCTGGGCAAACTGCGCGTGGAATGCCACCGCCGGGCTGTTCCAGATATCGTCGGCGACCTCCGGGGCCGCCTCCACGGTCACCTACGCCAGCGCGCCGGCCACCGGGACCGATGTTTCCGCCACTCTGAAGCTGACCAGCGCCAGCGGAGCCAGCGCGCCGGTCGCTGGTGCAGCGGCCGGGATCAACTTCTCCCAGATCAATGCTCTGGGCGATGCCGCCGTGCTGATCGACACCTCCCTGGCCGGCTGGGGGCATTGCACGTGGGACCCGGTGCTGGGCCGCTTCGTGGTGTCTTCGATCACCACCGGGGTGGCGTCTGCGATCAGCTACGCCGCGCCGCCGACCGGCACCCCCATCAATACCACCACGACCGCTTCGGTGGCGGTGGGCCAGACGGTGATCCCGGTCACTTCGGTCACCGGCATGGCGAACGGCATGCCGATTTCCGCCACTGGCATTCCTGCCGGTGCCACCATCGCCTCGATCGCCTCGCTCAATGTCACGATTGACTCGGGTCACGCGACCACCGGCATTGTGGCGTCGGGTGCCGCCGTCACGGTGTTGCCGCCGGGCGCCGGGACCGATCTGTCGGCGCCGCTGCAACTGACCGCCGCGACTGGCGCGTCGGCTCCGGTCAACGGCGCCACCGGCATGAACTTCTCAGGGATCACGAATCTCAATGGCGCGGCCTCGATCATCCAGGCGGCACTGACCGGCGCCGGCTGCATCTGGGACGGCACCCGGTTCCACATCAGCAGCTTGTCGTCCGGCCCGGCTTCCACATTGAGCTACGCCAGCCAAGCCGGCACCGGCACCGACATATCGCTGATGACCGGCCTCTCTTTGGCCGGCGGGGCCACTGCGCCGGTCAATGGCGTCGCCGCCGAAACGCCGCTGGCCTGTGCAGCGGCGCTGCGCGCGCACCCGGAATGGTATGGCCTGCAATTCGCCTTGGCTACCGACATCACGCAGTCGGACTACCTCGCGGTCGCCACCTTCATTGAAGGCGCCAATCCGTCTTCGATCTTCGGCTACACCACCCAGAATACCAACGTGCTCGATCCCACGGTCACCACCGACATCGCATCCTCGATGCAAGGGCTGAACCTGGAACGCACCTATGGCCAGTACAGCAGCAGCAGTCCGTACGCATCGGCGTCCATGGTGGCGCGCGCCTTCACGGTAGACTTCGAGGCCAGCAACACCACGATAACCCTAAAATTCAAGCAGGAACCGGGCGTCCAGGGCGAGCAGCTAACCGAGAATCAGGCGGCGACCCTGCAAAGCAAAAACTGCAACGTGTTCGTCTACTACTCCAACAACGTGGCGATCATCCAAGAGGGGGTCATGGCCAACGGGTTCTATTTTGACGAAGTGCACGGCACCGACTGGCAGGCCAACCGCATCCAGACCGATCTTTTCAATGTGCTGTATCAGGCGCCGACCAAGATCCCGCAGACCAACCCGGGCATTCATATCCTGGTCACCACGGTCACCGCGTCGCTCAATCAGGGCGTGGTGAACGGGCTGATCGCGCCTGGGCAGTGGAACGCTCCTGGCTTCGGGCAATTGGCCACCGGGCAGTTGTTGCCGTCTGGTTTCTATGTCTGGGCGCCATTGGTGGAAAGCCAGCCGCAGGCGATCCGGGAGCAGCGCATCGCGCCGACCATCCAGGCCGCAATCAAATTGGCTGGGGCAGTCCACAAAGCCAATGTGATCGTCAACGTCAACCGCTGATCCGGGATAGGAGGGAGTAACACGATATGGCAACATACTCGTTCATTGACGTCGCTGCATCGATCGTCGGACCGGGTGGCAGCTTCAGTCTCGGCTATGGCTCCGGCAATGCCGAAGAAGGCATCAGCGTGGCCATGTCTGAAAACAAGAACACCATGTCAATCGGCGCCGATGGCTCGGTGATGCACAGCCTGCACGCCGGCAATGGCGGCACCATCACGCTGCGCTTCCTGAAGACCGCACCGACCAATCAGCAGTTGGCGGTGATGTACGACTTGCAGCGGATAAGCTCGGCATTGTGGGGCAGCAACACCATCGTCATTTCCGACCCCGCGCGCGGCGATCAGATCACCTGCACCAACTGTGCCTTCCAGCGCTGGCCGAATGTCAACTATGCCAAGGACGGCGGCACGCAGGAATGGATATTTGATGCCGGGCGGATCGACGGCGTGCTGGGCGACGGCACATCCGGGATTTAACCCATGTCTGAGTTCGAAATAGACGGCCACACCTACCGCACGATCAAAATGAATGGTCGGGAGCAGTTTCACCTGCTGCGGAAGACCGGCTCGATGGCGGGCATCTTCGCGCGGTTCGCCGCCATGCCTACTCCGGAAGGTGAGGGGATGCAGACCCTCAGCATGATGGTCGCGTTCTGGCAGGAATTCGGCAAGATGACCCAGGCGGAAGCGGATGATCTGCTGACCCATTGCCTGACCCATACCCGCCGAATTGTCGGCGGCAACGGCGCCGGGCTGGTCGCGATGCCGATGTTCCAGGGCCGCGATATGTTTGACGACGTGCCTATCATGACGATCATGCGGATTTGCATCGAGGTAATTCGTGAGAACCTCGGTGGTTTTTTTCCTACCGCCAGCGTGCCGGACATATCGCAGCCGATGCCATCGGGGCTTACACCAACGATGCCGTCGTAATCTCGCTGGCGGACGGCGAAAGCTATCTGATGGCGCCCGTGCTGGCCGGCATGTGCAAACTGGAAAGTTTGGTCGACGGCTCGTTGGACCTGGAACACATCGCCTGGGCGAATGACGCATTGCTGGTCAAGGCAGAGAATGAGGCACGACGCATGCAAGCTGACGAAGAGAAGGCACGACGGCGATGAGCGGCGCGGTCGGACCGTTCCTCGATGGCGGTGGCAGCGGCCCGCCGTCGAACACTCCGGGCGGGGACCTCTCGATCACCAATCCGCAATCGCTGCCGTTGCCGCCGATCCCGCCTAATGTCGCATCGGTCGCGTCACCGACTGATGGCGTTCCGCAGACCGGCCAGCCGCTGTGGATACGACGGTGGTCACTCACCATCGGGCCGGCCGGAGGTGAGCCGAACGCCGCGCGCGATCTGTCGCAGTTCAGCTTCGAATTCGAGGTCAACATGCAGCAGAACGCGACGGCGTGGCTGGCACGGGTGAAAGTCTGGAATCCGCCACCCGATCTGGTTGGCAAGGTCGGCAAGGAATACACCAACGTCCTTCTCAAGGCCGGCTACATGGCGCCGTCGAAGCAGTACGGCACCGTCGCCCAGGGCCAGATCAATTACTATCATTACGGCCGCCAGAGTGAGACCGACACCTATCTGGAAGTGTTCATGGCGATGCATGACACCGCCTACACCGCCGCCGTGGTCAACACCTGGGTGCCGGCCGGCTCGACCACGGACGTGGTGATCGATCAGCTTTTGATCGCGCTGGCACCCTACGGGGTGACCCGTAGTCAGATCACCCAGATGAGCCAGGAGAAGTCGCCACGCGGCCGGGCGATCGTCGGCATGGTGCGCGATGTGGCACGTGACATAGCGCAATCCGAAGACGCGAAATGGTTCATCGACACAGACGGTAAGTTTCACGTGTTGAGGCAGGACGAAATCCTCGCGTTGGGCAGTGAGTCCGTGCCGATCCTGAGCACGAAAACCGGACTGATCGGGTGGCCGACGCAGACCTTGGGCAACGGTGTGGCGATCCAGTCGCTGCTTAATCCGGCAATCCATCCCGGCAAAAAAATCAAGGTCGAGGCCGATATCAATCGGCGCGTGGCGGGTCCCGGCACGGAGTTGATCGAGACCCAGTTCAAAGCGCAAGAGCCGCTCACCGCAGCGATCTCGACCGACGGCTACTATACCGTGGGGAAGGTCACGCACTCGGGGCAGAATCGCGGCAACGCTTGGTATTCGCACATCGTGACTCAGGCATTTGCCAATCAGAAGCCCAGTATCCTGACGTCGGCGGGCTGACGCCATGGCACAGACGCTGGAAGAGTTTCTGGTCTCGATCAAATACAGCGTCGACCAGGGTAGTCAGCAGCGGTTCTTCGAGACCCTGAAGCGGACAGCGCAGTCAGTCGGCGGGGTCACCGCCGAAATCACCCTCTTGACGTTGGGGGTGGTCGCGTTCGCCGAGAGGATGGCGAAAACCGGGGACGCGCTCTATTGGATGTCATCGCGGCTGGGCGATTCGATCGCCAACATCCAGGCCACCGCCCAGGCGATGAGCACGCTCGGCATGACATCGGGCGAGGCGCAGCAGAATATGGAGAAGTTCGGTTTCTGGCTGCGCTCGTATGGGCCGGCCGCTACCGGGTTTCTGCGCACCCTGGGCGTCACCGCGACCGATACCACCACAGCGATGGAGCAACTGGGCCGCACCCTCTATCAGCGTGGTCTAAGGCCGGGCATGGAGCGTACCCAGGCGTATGCCATGCAGCTTCAGTATCTCAATCTGATCCCCGGCATGACCGAGCAGTTCGTCCGCACCATTCCCCAGCACATGGCGCGGATCGCGGCGATGGCCAGTGTCGCCAGCACTGTCTGGGGTGGCGCTGGTGCGGCCCAGCAGGGCCAGCAGCAGTTCGGCGCGCAATCCAATCAGATGATCTTGCAGTTCGCGCGGCTGGAAAGTCTGTTCATCAACATCGCCGAGAAGATGGCGCTCAATATCTTTCCGGCGGTGTCGCACTTCATTGATGAAATCATCGCCTATGGTCCCAGGCTGGTCGAAATCTTCGACGGTATCTCCAAGGGCCTCGGGATGTTTGTCGGCTTCGTCGCCGAGTCGATCCACTTCTTCCACGAGTTGCCGGGCGCGATCCAGGCGGCGGCTGCGATATTCCTCACCTTGCCCACGGCGGTCAGTGTCCTGTTGTCTCCATTGGGCATGGTGATCGCGGGGTTCACTGCGCTGTTCATCTTGATGGACGATTACAAGCACTGGCAGGAGGACCAACGCACCCACAGCAAATTCAAGCATTCGCTGTTCGACTGGGGCGACGATACGATGTTCGGCAAGGTCAAGAACGCCGCCGAAGCGATCGGACAGTTCGCCATAGATCATCCGTGGATGACCGGCGTTCTCGCTGGCATAGCGGCGCTGATCACGAAGTTTGGCCTGCTCGGAAGGGCGATGATGCTGACCGGGCTTGCCGGACCGATTGCCGCTGCCATTGGTGCCGCCATTGCAATCCATGAATATGAGTCACCAGAGACTGGCGAGGCGGCGAAAAAACAATTCGGCGCAGATACCGTCGCCAATCGCATCAAGGCGATGATCAACAACATCATCGCAGGGATTACCGGGGAAGACCCGGCGGCTGTGGCTGGCCGCGCCTGGGAGCATCCGATGAATCAGGCGACACCCGGCACCGCTGGCGTCCAGGGTTTGCCCGGTGGTCCGTCCGGTCCGCCAAGCAGGCTGCACCCGCCGAGGAAGGGGTGGTGGGGACCTAACTTCCTCAATCCGGAGTATTGGAACAATCCGCAGCTCGGCAGACAGCACAGCGAACTCACCCGTGGCAGCTATCAGCTTGCCTCGCTCGGTGATAGCTGGATGCCGCCATCGGCATTCGGTGGCGGTGGCAGCAACGACGATACCGATCTGTTCAAGATGCTAAAGATCGGGTTCGTCGATGCCAACCAATCGCTCGGTGATATTCTGCGAACGTTGCAAGACATGGCGCTCACCATGGGCTCTGGCGACGAAGCGCGCACCGGCACCGGCAGTTATGGCGAGGCCCACGCGGGCGTGGCGGCCACTTCGCAGGAACAGGTGGAATATGCCAACGCGCTGGCCAAGCGGCTGAATATCCCACCCGAGGCCGCCGCTGCGATCGTGTCCAACATGATGGCCGAAAGCGGGCTCGACCCACATGCCACCAGTTCCAGCGGCGCGCATGGCGGGGCGCAGTGGATACGCTCGCGCTGGGGTCCGCTCGCTGCCTATGCCCGGACCCACGGCTTCGATCCGGAGACCAAGGGTGGCAACCAAGAAATGCTGGCGCACGACCTCGAAGCCAACTTCCCCGGCTTACTCGCGGAATTAAAGGCCGGCGGTGATCCGACGCAACTGGCACGCCGCTTTTTCTATGAGTTCGAGGCGGTTCACTTCAAGCCGTTGCTGACACCCCAAAACTGGGCGAGCCATACCGGGCTTGCCGGGCCTTTGGCGGCCCGCATGCACGGCAACACCTACAACACCACGGTCACTGTGACCGCGCCTAATCCGGCGTCG